CCCAGCCAACAGGTACAGTGGAGCTAACCCAAGAATCAAAGCCAAAGTCATCAAAGTAATTGGCATACAAGCTTTTAGGAGGGCTTCTTTAATCATGTTTCAAAAAATTGCTAACGTATTGAGTATTATCTCATTTGTAATGGTAGCCTCGATGAGTGGTGGAGCGTACTTAGGTTACAAGTATGTAACTTCAGAACAATTTAAATCTAAAGTAATGAAAGAGATACTTGGAAACGTGCAAGGTGCTATGCCAAAAATATTAGATAATGGTTTACCTAAAATGACAGGTCCGTCTATGCCGATAATAAAATGAATGAATGGAAATACCTAACATAAGTATTCCAGATATTTATATTCCAAACGTACCAGAACCTTATAATCCTCATTACTTACAAATAGCAAAGCCACCTGATATTGATGTACCAGGTTGTACTTATCAACATCGTGATATAAAAAATACTGGTAATCGCAATTTGTTATTAGAAGATCCAAATGGTGTATATACAACGTGTGATTTTCCGTTTCCTAGCTTTGTTCCTCTTGACTATACACCTGAGAATCTTGTCATTACAGAAGAAGCTCCTATTAATAATGATCCACCCCCTTTACCAAAAACAGAGCAGCCAGATATTCCTCCACTACCTGACCCTCCCCCACCAGATTTTCCTCCCTGCCCTGGCAAAAATGACCAAAGAGTAGGAGACTTTCGTAACGAAAAACGATTGGAACGTGTTATAGGTCACGAAAGAAGCGAAGATGGTAGTAAATGTATAACTCTGTATGAGGACGTTAAATTCATCGAGCAATACATACCGAATCCTCCACAGCTTATTAGCACTGCTGCTATTGCTACTGTTGCTGCCACTACTCCATTACTGCTTAATATTGTCAAACCTCTCATAAAAAATTTATTTAAAAAACTTACAAAGAAAAAAGATAAGGTAAAATAAAAATACCCTATTCGCCACGGCAATGGATAGGGCGTCTAGGTGGGCAAGTCTAACCGTGCTTGCCTACTGCTTTATTTTATGAGTATGTGGGATAACTTGATTTGGTGGAATATTGACAACAATATCTTCACAGGTAACAGCACTAGGAGTATTGGGTTTGAAAGTAACACCTAATTTTGCCTGTATTCCACATTGTTCTAAACGATATAAACTGATCTCCATTTTTGTTTTCTTTATCAATAATCTTTGAGCTTCTATATTTACCTCTGTTGCTTCATGGCAAAGAGCAGGTGACTTGCCTAATGGAATATTAAACTGCATACTGATTCCATAATTGAGATTATAATTATCCTTTTCAAATCTAGGAGTCTCTTGAACATATTTTATCTCTCCAGTGTTTTCGTCATATATATTTTGCCTAGTGACTTCTTCTATTGGTCTGTTAAATGACCAAGCATCTGTTACATAAGGAGTAATAGTAAGACTTGGCGAAGCACAGACAATACCCTGACTCATGCGAAAAGATGGCATAGCTGACGGTGTAATCATAGTAGCGTTGTTGTTTACAACACCTTGAGCATTAGAACTAGGACTTGCCACTGTGGTATTAGCAAAAACTTTTGTAGGACAAAGCATTAAAGCTATTGCCCAAATGTAGTTGTAGTTTCTGTTGTAGTTGTTGTGTTTATTGTTCTTGTTATTGTGGTTACTGTATCTAAGCCTGGTGTTATTAGGGTTTCTTGAAGAGAAAAGGCTGAACCAGGAGTTACTATTTTCCACCTTGGGACGGCTTCGAGATTTGGTGAAGTCCAACTAAAACTTACTCCTCCTACTGTTTGCTCGGTTAATGTACTAGCACTAGGATTAATATAGCTGTTTACGTCCGCACTTTCAATATTATGACCAGAAGCACTGTAAGAATATCCCGTTCGATATTGATAACTGGTTATTGTCTCGTTAATTACTGATTCTGAGGTACTTGAAGTTTGACTAGACCCTGAACGAAACTGAGGGACCACGGGCACTGCAATAACTTTTATTGGAATGACCAACAAAAACAGTAGCCAATATTTAGTCAATCGTAATAGTAACTTTAGTAGATCCAATACAGCTAGTACCGCTTCCTCCAGCCGTGCAAGTATGAATACCTGAACTTAGTGAAGTGAGTGCAAGACTTCCAGCAGTTCCGCCTGATCCAATAGTAGTTTGTCCACCTAATACTGGTAATGCTGCAATACCTGAACTAGGAGTTACAGCAGATGGAGTGGCATCTCCCATTGTCACCGACTCGGTTTTTGAAAAGGCCGATCCTGCTGTTGTGATACTTGTGTCTGTTTGAATCATTGCTGGAACGCCATTAGATAACGAGCCAACATTGATACCACCAATCTTTCCTGATGTTGTGGTATCTCCTACAGTTACAGATGGTGTAATATTATTTCCGCTAAGACTATATGTAGTTCCTACTTTATTTGTAACAACGTATGGCATATCTACTGTAATTTGGGCAGAGGTCACAAATTCTTGCTTTATGTCTGCAAGTACAGGACTAGATGCAAGTAATAATAATGGAAGTAGCTTTTTCATTTTTTAGATTTAGGGTCGATTACTTCAGCACCTTCTATTTT